AGCAAAGCGTCTAGCCCGGGGGTGAGCCCGCAGGTTATCAGGAGTCGAGCCGGCAGCGCCGCCGGCCGTGTCGTCGTGCACGACAGTGATCTCCCCTCCTGCATTGAGGGCTGTGCCGAGGTATCGCACATGGAAGGTGAGGCCGAGCCAGCGGCGGGGACCGAAGTGGTTCCCCTGCCAGCCGACCCCGGCCAGGTAGTGGCCTTCCGACGGTACGAAGGTCGATCCCCAACCGGTGCTGGGCAGTAGGACATTCCCGTTGGTGAGATTTCCAATTTCTGCCGCCGGTCGGGACTGCGCGGTTTCGCTTCCCTTCCACACAGTCCCTTCACACCAACGCATGGGGTTGAAGATGAGGGACAGGGTCTGGGAAGAGGCAGTGCCGGAAGTGGCGACGACTCGTCCCCAACTAGTCCAGCGGGCAATGCGGCGGGAAGTCGCGCTAGGAGCGCGCAATCCACGCACATCGTTGTGCTGGTGGTTGAGGTATCCAAGGTAATGCGACAGACTGGTGTGTGTGGCGCGTTGGGGCTTGGAGCGAGTTGGTCGCTGCTTCTTCTTGGGCTTCTGCTTCTGTACATTCTTCTTGGTCATGAATGCAAAGCGTTTGCGGTCGATCTTAGCTAGAGCTTGTGTAGTAAGTTGCTTCCAGGTGGGTCCGGAAGTGCCTACAATTACGTCTCGAATTTGACGTATTGGGTGGCGTGTGTTAGTAGCTGGCCTCTCTGGGAGTAAGCCGATGCTGACTTGAGGATCGCGTAACGGCGCAATCTTTGTGGTGGTATATTAACCACCCCCGCTGCTGACTTAACGGAGCATCGCCTCCCTTGTGCGATGGACCCACGGTTGTGTGGATCGTCAGACTCCAAACGTGCCCGCTTAGTAGTAGTCGCGCAAAGACATGCGCGACACCAGCGGGTGCCCGATGAGGACAGGAAGGCGGTTGATGCCTATAATCATGTCCTCCAACTCCTCGATCTCGGCCTTCGTGGTGCCGTATCGTTCACAAACGAACTCCATGTACGTGGCGCGGTCGACCTGGTTCGATCCCACGACCTTGTACGGATTGTCGTTCAACTCCTCCACCTCACCAGCTTCCTCCTTGTCCCCGTGCCTCCGCATGACCGCCAGAAACGGCCCCACAATGGGTAGGTCGTCGCGGACGCTGGGCATGCTGCGGCCCATGGCACCGGCCACCATGCTCAGAGCCAGGCGCGGGTCGCGCACTCGCTGGCTGATGGTAGGCCGTGTGATGGACTTGCCAAGCTTGAGGATCTGCGATGGCAGCATGCAAAGCTTGAACCGGCCATCGGGACCAGGAAGGAACACGCTCTTCAGAAACACCGCTTGGGTGATGTCGCTGTGGTGCTCAACTGTGAGTTTGAAGCCCAGCTGGGCTCCGGAAGTTGCGACGTCCAAGAGTTCGTCGCGCGTGCAGGTGGCACGCGTAACACGGGAGAAGTGATGCACAACCCACATGACGGTCGCGCAATTGTTCATCACCGTGGTGAATGGAGTGCCGGTGGGGGCGCGGGAGCGCGGTTTAGCAGTGATCTTGAACTGCTTCCGATCGCTCCACCGCAACGGCTTGGTGGCGACCGTCGTGAAGTAGTCGAACACCTTTGCGTCAACGGGGCAGTGCACCAACAGCGCTTTGAACAACTCGCTGGTCCCTGCCAGCAGTTCAATGCACTGTGTGATGTCGAACTTTTCCCCGTCGACTTCCGTAGCCGCCACACCGGCGACGCCTTGCCACGGCCCCCAATAGATGGTGCAGTCATCGCCTGCACACAGAATTGTTGGGAGACTCGCGTGGCAGAGCACTTCTCCGACGGCGTCCATGCTGGCTGGAGACGCGCCGCTGCAACAGATGATGTGCAGCGTCCAGTCGCCAACGTCCAGAAAGCCGTCGTCCACGCTGAAAGAATCCTTGAACGCGGTCAACGCACCGCGGGCCGCCTGCATGGTGGCCACTGTGTGCGCGGGCTCGAGACAGTCCAGAAGCCGGGCCTTGATGGCCGGCCCGACCTTGACAATCTCGTTAGCCTTTAGCATGGTCTTCTTCTTGGTGTACATGTACTCATCGATGCGGCCGTTGCTGATCTCTTCCACCGTGCGGCGGAACCGATCCGCCGGCCTAGCGGGCATCAACGAGGCACACTCTTCCAGCGTGAGCATCCTGTCAGCTTCCAGCGGCTTCAAGTGGGGCTTGATCGTGTTTACAACCACGGACACGTGCGCTTCGACCGCGCTGTAGTCCACGACCGGGAGGTCGGGGAGCGCGCGGGCGCACATGGCATTCAAAGCCACTCCACTGATGTTGCTGGGGGGAGCCAACCCACTGGCAGTGCCAATGAGCGGATAGAAAGCACCCTTAGGCGTGCAATCCACGAGGTTGACGGCGTCTTCGTACGTGATGGCCTTGCGCTCGAACTCCACCTCCAGTTGGCCGTGCGGCTTGGCGATGTTATCGCGAGGCACAGCGGCACAAGGAAGCGTGTCGTCCACCAGCAGGGGAACGCAGAAAGGCTGCGAATCCACGAGGCGTTCCACGTAAGACTTGACGCAGGGGGCAGACTCGCCGCCCGAAGCCAAGACCTCGCAGTATTCGTCGTAGTGCGCGCGAGACGATGAAAATTTTTGTCTCAGCGCGCGCTGCGCTCTGGTCCACACAAAACCCGTCCCTACGACGGCGGCCACAGCGGTGGCTTTCAAGGTGTGGCGCTTTGCGGCGTACTTGCCCGAGGCCAACATGGTGAAATGAAGGCCGTGCGCGACTGCGCCGTGGGCGAAGAGGTACAACCAGGAACCGGTCACCGCGACGAACGTGACTCCGGCGACGCCACACAACACCTTCTTGGCGGTGATGTAGACGGTGGAGCCGGGTTCTGCCGAGTATGCTTTGACGAACATCGCTTGAGCCTTCGAATCGGCCATGCGTGAACTGAGCAACTTCTCGACGAAGTCCTTGCGGTCGGCGAACGTGACGGCCAGAATGGTGCCTTCCACCAAATTGGTGTAGACGCCACTCGGCAGGGTCTCGCGGAGAATGCGCATCTTGGGGTCGCGCTCAAACTCACGTGAGACCTTGTCACGCAAACCGCGCATCGAGAATCCATTCAGCACCAACTGGTTCGAACCCGCCAACACCTTGACTGTTGGCGAATGTCCGATCACAGGCGTGCACGACTTGATGGCGAGGCGCACATTCTCGGGCAAGGCCCGATCGGCGCGTTCCAACACCTTCTGGAGAAGGGGTGCACTGGCAATGAACTCTTGAGGACACGTGATCTTGGGGGTGTACTTCTGAAAGTCACCGCGCGGGTGTGGCTGAGCTTCGATGAGCTTGATGGCATCAGGATGCTCGGCCGCGGCTTTGATGCAGGAGTACGGCCCGTAGGTCCGTTCAACTGCGAGAGCCAACCCGTCACGACTGCGCCCCTCCACGAGCCAATTGGCGTCGGGGTGGGGAGCGTATGGCGCGGACACGCGGCTGCCTTCCGGATAGAAGACAACCAGTCCACGCGTGTCGCGGTACCACACGCCCTCCGCGGGGCCGGGCGTGACATCGTCACATCCGGCCTCCCCGAAGAAGGCGCGCAGAACCACGCGTACGCAGCCTTCGGCACTGTACTCGGTCACGCTGCGAATGAAGCTGGGGTCCAAGGCACGATGCGGGTCATCCCCGCACTGGTAAATGTCAATCATGTGCACGCCATCGAACTTGCGCGCGCCCATGCTGGACACCTTTTCC